GCTACTGATACACCTGTAGAACCTACAACTACTGAAGCTACGCCTTCAGAAGATACAACAGAAACTACACCTGCCGAAGCTCCTGTATCACAGGATGATGGGCAAGTAAGTTCTGATACAGCAGAAGCTCCTGCTGAAACACCAAAGATTGATGTTGAAAGTTTGAACAAGCAACTTGAAGAAACTAAACAGTATCAAGATAATTTACAAAAACAAGTAATGCAATATGAAGTTGAAAAGCAAAGACAGGCTATAGAGTCTGAGGCTGTAAAATATAATAGTGCATTAGTTGATCAAGGGATGGAGCAAGCTCAAGCTGACCAAATGACTCAGCAGTTAAAACAATCAAGAGTTAACGAGCAACAGTATAATCAGAACATACAAAATTTAGATGCGTATTACAAGGGCAAGTTTAATGCAGCTATGGAAATAGGAGAGAAGCATGGCATATCTCCTAAAGAATTAATGGCATATGACAGTCCTCAAGATATGGAGAAACACGCAAGTTCACAATCAGAAGTCAGTAAATTAAAAGCTGAGATAGCGAAACTAAAGAAGGGGCAAGTACCTGCACAGCAGTACGACAACAGTCAAGCTCCAGCAGAAGGTTCGACCAGCGAACAAAGACTTCTTGATAAGTACAACGCTGGAGATAGAAGTCCAGATGCTGTAGCTGCTGCAAAAAGAATCTTAGGATTATAAACAGCAAGGTAACTTGTCCACTTAGGTGGTTTATAAAATAGTTGGAAGGAGGGCGTAATGGCTCAAACAGCAACAACAGGTAATCTGGAAAATGCGAGTAAAATTATAATCGCAGCAGCCAGATATACTGAGGAACACAATGCTCCAGCAATGGCGTTAATTGAATCCTTTAGTCTAGCTAGTGGTTCAAAACAGGTTACAGTACCGAAAGTCGGACAGATGTCTGTATCTGATTTAACTGATGGAGTAGACATAACTGACGATGAAGAAATTGGAATGACAACAGTTGATCTTACTGCAAGTGAAGTAGGAGCAAAAGTTATCTTAACCGATAAACTTGTTCGTGAGCAACAAAACAATGTATTCACAATAATTGGTAAACAATTAGGGGATGCAATGGCAAGAAAGAAAGATACAGATGTACACGCATTGTATGGTTCTTTAAATGGTGGCACTACTGTAGGCGCTGCAACCAAATTCATGAAAACACAAAATGTTCATGGAGCAATAGCATTTGCTAAAGCTAATAAATTTGGTAGCGATGTTTACATTTTGCATCATCCAAACTCAGTAGCATATCTTTCAAAAGAAGCAGCAACAGTAGCATCTACTGCTACCAATGCAATTCCAGAAGGATACAGCGCTGATTTACTAAGAAACTTTTATAGTGGTTTAAGACCTATAAACAATGTTCCAATCTTTGAAGATGGTAACCTTGCTGTAGATTCGTCAGATGATGCAACAGGTGTTATAGCTTCTAAGGGAGCAATGGCAGTTCTTAACTCTATAGAAACTAGACAAGAAAGACAACGAGATGCTTCTTTAAGAGCAACAGAAGTTGTCATGACCTCAGACTATGGTGTCTTCGAATTAGATGATACTAAAGGCGCAGGTCTTATCTTTGATGCAGCAGCATTAGCTACTAATAACTAATGATTAATGGAGGAATCATATGGTCAATCATTTGTACGGAAACAGAAATAAACCTTTGCGAGATACAATTAACAAGCAGAGGAAAGATATGGGGATAGATAAATTTGAAGGTTTACTGCCAGATTGGCAAGCTAAAGCTACATATTGGAATCATATTCCTAAGTTTAACAATGAGGGGGATTTAGCAAAGCCTTGTGGTTCTGCTTATCCTAACCAACCTAATGATCCTTCAACGCAACAAAGACGAGGAGCTATAGGATTATTTCCTATAGAGTGGGATGGCAAATGCAGACTTGAAGTTCAAGGCAAACCTTGTGTATGTAAACCCACAAAAAATGTAAAGAAAACAGAACCTACTCCAAAAGAAAAGCCTGTAGTTGCAGAAGTAACTATGGTAGACACAGAGGAGTAGTTCTGTAATCTAGTATAAGTGTAACGATTGACCGAGCTTATGCGAATTTTAATAATCGGTTGGTCGTAGGGGTTAGTCCTCTACTTTATAAATAGGAGGGAAATCATGGCATTTCCTGTTACAATACAAGGCTCTTTTGGAGACGAGAAGGTTACTTCTTCAACAAAGAAGAATCGGATCGGAGCAAGAATGGTACTTCCAGATGGTAGTGAATTTGTTTACGCTTATTCTGGCGAAGCAGTTACTGCTGGTAAAGTAACCATGCAGGCTCAAACTGCATCAGACCATATTAAAGACTTAGCCGTTGCCTCAGCAGCATCAGCAGGAGCTACTCAAGTAGTTCTTACTAATGGTGGATCAACAGCAGTTACAGCATCTAGTTCCTACACAGGAACAGGTACAACTGTTGGAGATTATGAAGATGGTTACCTTTTCATTAACGATGTTGATGGAGAAGGACAGATGTGGAGTATTAAAAATCACTCCTCAGCAGCCACAGGCGCAGCACTTACTATAAACCTACACGATACTGATAAAGTTGCAACAGCACTTACAACTTCTTCACAAGCTGGTATTCTAAAGAATCCACAAAATGGAGTAGAAGTATGGGATGTTAACGATATCGATGGTATCGCAGCAGGTGTTCCAAGAGCTGATGTTACAGCTAACTATTACTTTTGGAATCAAGTGAAAGGTCTTGCAGCAGTATTAACAAATGGTACTGTAGTATTAGGTAAGAATGTAATGACAGGTTCTACTACTGATGGTTCTGTAGATGTCGTAGCTGACGATTCAAGCGCTGAGTTTATACTTGGTGGAATTGTTGGTGTAGCAGCAACTACTGAATATTCAGCAGTATACCTAAACATCGGAGCTTAATAATGCAATTCGTAGGGTCTGAAACTTACGATAGAAGATTAATACTACCTGCTGGAGTAACTCTTTTGGGAGAGAAAGGAGCAGGTAGTATTAAATCATTGTCATTTAGTTTTTATGATACAGTCACAGAACGCAGATCAGTATTGCACAATGTACCTTACATACCTAACGATGCTTATTCAGCTAATGCTATTGAAACTATGATAGGAGAAGCACACGAAACATGGTTGGCTAAAGTAAGAGAGCAAGGCAAAAAGAAAGTAATGACAGTAGACCAAAAGAAACAGGCAGGTAAAATACTAAATGAAATTCGTACTAATAAATTAAAAAGACAAGAAAGCACAACAGGTAAAATTTATTTTGAAGGAATAGCAAGTGATAGAAGAAAACTCAACAGAGAGATTAAACGGAAAGCAAGAACAAATCAACGATAATGTAGTTGTACTACAGAGCGACATAGCAGAAGCTATGGGAGAAGATGAGTTGTTTAGGCTTAGGGTTGTAAACAAAGCTCTGACAAGAGAAAATAAACAATTAAAAGAACAAATTAAAATAATGGGCGAAGCTCATGTAAACAAGGCAAAGGAGGAAAGCGATGCCACCAATGGGTAAAGGTACATACGGAAGTAAAAGAGGCAGACCACCTAAAAAGAAAAAAGCTATGAAAAGAAAGAAGAAATAATTATGGCTGCTGATCCAAGATTAAAAAGAATAGGAGTAGCAGGGTTTAATAAACCTAAACGAACTCCTAGTCATCCTACTAAATCTCATGTTGTTGTAGCTAAGTCTGGAGATAAAGTAAAGACTATCAGATTTGGACAACAAGGTGTTAGTGGAGCAGGAAAGAATCCTAAGACAGCTAAGAATAAAGCAAGAAGAAAATCATTCAAAGCTCGACACGCAAAAAACATAGCTCGTGGAAACATGAGTGCTGCGTATTGGGCAAACAAAGTGAAGTGGTAATATGGCAGTAACACAAGGTAAAACAAGAGAAGATTTAAGAAAAGCAATAGGTAGAAACTTAGGCAAGATGCTAACAGGTACTACATCTGGTAGTGGTTCTACTACTACTGCGTTAGATGCTACATTGTTTGGTGGAGATGATGAGTATATAGGAAGTTATATACGATTCACATCTGGAGATAACGATGGTTCTGTTAGAAGAATAACAGACTACACATCTTCTACAGGCACTATGACATTTGCTGCAGTTGGAGCTACAGTTGCAGGAAGTACAACATACGAACTATGGAAGGATCAGTTTGACCCACAGATAGTAGATGAGTTTATCAACCAATCTATATGGGAAATAACAGGAAAGTATTTTGATCCAGAAGAAAATGTTGATCTGCATACAGACAGAATAAATGCAAGACTAGAGATACCTTCAGAAATTGCTATGATACAAGATGTGTATTACAGGAATAAATTTACTTCAAAAGAATTACTTAGTTGTGATTCAGTATTTGATGAAACAGTTGATAGTGACTTTACTGTCAGCGTAGACACAGAAGATTACAAGAGAGGTTCGGCAGCTAACAAGTTTGTTATAGCAGCAGGAGCTTCGGCAGGAGATATAGCTACAGATTCTATAACCTCTGTTAACTTAGCCAAGTATGATTTTATAGAGTTTTGGATTAAGTCTACAGTAGCAACAAGCGCAGGAAATCTTAAGATATTATTAGACGACTCTGCTAGTTGCGCTAGTCCTATAGAAACTTTAAATGTACCAGCATTGACTGCTAGCACATGGAAGTATTGTAGGGTAGCATTAAGTAATCCTCATACAGACACAGCTATTATATCTGTAGGATTAGAGTATGACTCTGACTTAGGAGCTTGTACTGTACACTTAGATGATATTAAAGCAGTAAAGAATGACACATCAACTTGGACTAAACTTCCACGATATCAATGGAGAATAGATAAGGAAGGAGAGCAAGGAGCTAGTACACAAGATTTAATATTAACAGATGGTGGTCGAGCAGAGGTAGGGTATTCACTAATAAAGTTAGTTGG